TATAATGAGCGTTTATAGGCTATAAGGCTACAAATGGCTTAATACTGTATTATTTTGCTTTAACGGCAAATATTCGTCAAAAAAATTAACCAAAAATATTAGCAACGTCATTAGCTGCCTTTTGTCTCATCTCGTCTGTATAGTGGATGTAATTTTTAATAACTGTTTGTACCGTATCGCCTAATAAGGCTGCTACAGTTTTTATATCGACTTTATTAGCGATAAGTTTGGTTGCATAGGTGTGCCTTAGGTCATGAAATGACTTGTTTTTTATAAATCGTCGTATTATCCTATTAATTGGCGCTGTATTTGACGATTTTTGCATAAACAGGAGTTGCATATCATTAACAGGGGCTAACGGGGCATACAGGCTCAATATGGCACTTAAAATAGGGGGTATTGGTATAGTGCGTATGCTGTTAGCAGTTTTTGTATCCTGTAATTTATATTTATTTTTGTCGTATTGGGCTAATTGCCGTTTTACAGTTAAGGTATTGCTAGTTAAATCTATATCAGCCCATGATAATCCCAAAACCTCTCCGTAGCGTAATCCAGTATAAGCACCTATAGCGCATTGTACATAGTATCTTAGATACTTTGGTTTTAGGCTACATAGTAAGAGTTCGATTTCTTGGTCTGTATATACTCTTAAATCTTTTTTTGTTCGTTGTTTATTGATTTTAATATCTATTAACGGATTAACGGCGATAATATTATATGGTTTAACAGCATAAGATAAGATTGTTTTTAACATTGATAGATATAATGTCTGGGTAGCGGGAGCTGATTTAGATGATGTAAATTTTTGAGAGATTTGTAATGCTGTTATCTCTTGCAAGGGGGTTGCTGCTATATCACCTATAAATTTAATAGCACTATCTACAGCTTGTAATGTGTTATAGATGAGCCTAGTACTATTATCACGCTTATATATATCGGTAAATTGTTTTAATGTAATATCTTTGTAGTCCGTGTTAAGCACGGGCTCGTTTTTTATTTGAGTTATTAGCTCGTTACCGTAATTTTTAGCCTCCCACTTTTGACTAAATCCTTGTTTAGATTTTTGTCGCCATTTACCAGTGGAGGTTTTATAACTGACTATGACTTGCCAGCCGTTGTCCTTTTTGCGTAGGGTTGTATTATATTTAGTGATTGACATAAAAACACGCTCCTTGTCTAAAAATAGGTATGGTTAATAGACTTAGAGCGTGTTATAATTTAATTATCGAGATTATGGCGCTCTAAGTGCTGTAAGATTGTCCCTCATCTGTTGGCGCAGGTGGGGGATTTTTTTGTTTGGAAAAAAGTAAATAATTTGCACCACCATTTTAACCGAAATAGTGGAGATAAAATTTTATCTCCAACTATTTTGTGAATTTAGTGGTATTAATCTAGAGTGTTTTGTCTAGACTTTAGTGTAGAATATTAGTTTTTTTATCCTGTTGGCGCAGGGGGGATTTTTTATTAAATTTTCCACTCATGACCACATTTTAGGCATTTCCCGACTCTTTTGTTTTTTCCCATAAAACCGGCAGCTAATCCAATCCCACCAGTTAATAATCCACCAACAATAGCTTTGCCACCGCTAAAACCTTGTTTATCGAATTCTATTTGTGTTGAATGGCATTCAGGGCAACGCAATTGATCATCACCTGGTAATATTGTAGTTACAGGCTGTACAGACTGATGATTTCCATTTTTAAATGAAAGAACTAAAGTTTTTAAAGTTTTATCGGATACCAATTGTTCTACATTAAATGTAGCTTTCATCATTCCCGCACCAGTTAGAAGCTTTAGTTGTTCGATTGCATTGTGTTTGGCTTTTGCTTTAAGCTCTGGCTCTAGATTAGTAAAATCAAAAAGTTGAGTTTTTATAGCTAATTCTGCTACATTAATCGTTACTCCATTAATTTTTTTAGGATAAAAAGGGTATTCTATTTGAATATCTTGGGTTATTGGCTGGGGATGTTGGTTTTCAACATTAGGTGAAGGTAAAATTGGAGATGTAGGGGTACCACAGTTAGAACAGAATTTAGCATCAGATTTTAATTCATTTCCACAATTAGAGCAAAACATAAAATATAACCTCCTATACAATATGATGATAAAAATTTATTCCTTAAATGGTTTATGCATAAAATAATTAACTAGTTGATAGTTTTTTATAATCCATATCTTAGCTCATCTCCTTTAGAATCTCTAAACCAATAGGTATGCCCTGACATTTATTGAGATATAAAAAAGAAACTCTGGTCATAAAGGTATAGGAACAGAGTTTCTTTTTGTTAGTTGCGACTAAATCGCTTGTAAAATTTTTAATTTGAGGCTAAACCTCTTTGTTCCTATATTATATATGTTGGAGGTATTGTTGTCAAACTTAAAGTTTATATAATACTTTTATAGTAGTTTTAATTTTATTTGTTAAAGATTTAGGTAGTTTAATATTGTAAAGAATACTTTCTGAAGACGTAGGGTTCAGAATTCTCATTTTACTGATAGTTCGTATTTGAGATGTGATAGCGATAGAACCAGTCGATAAACGAGAAATTTCTGTAATAAGTTGGTTAATGCGGTCTATTTCTTTTTCCAATTGTGCCATTTTCCTTTTTAGTGTATTTATTTCATCTTCTTTTATTAAGTCTTGGGGAGCACTTTGTATGTCGTTTATTGTTTGATTTAAAGCTTTTTTTGTGCTTTCTAATAATTTTGTAACTTTATCATCTAAGATGTTAAAAAGATAATTTTCTAGATATACGTCGGTAGGATATAGAGAATCTGGGGACTCTTTATAAGGCTTTAAAGAGCGCAAGGGGCAAACTATAACAACATTGTTTTTATAATTACTATCTACTAAAACAATTGCATAATGTAACCCACCAAATTCACTGCCTATTCCAAAGCCGAAATCAACTTTAACAATTTGTCCAGCTTTTAATTGTGGGAAATATTTAGGGGAAAAAGTTTCTTCCTGTTTTAAATAGTTTTTATAACTTCTTAGCCAATAATATAAAATTGCAGCTTTATGTTGATCAGTGTTAACCATTTTTTCAAGAAAATATTTAAATTCAATAGTTAAATTAGCTATAGCGTGTAATAAATTGGATTTAAATTGAGGGAGTTTGAAATTCATATAAATATCCTTTACACAACATGATAATAAAAGTTTATTCCTTCTAACTCATCTTCGAGATAGTTGGATTCGTGAAGCATTCTTTCGAGTAATGAAACATGTTCAAATTTAGAAAAATCATCATTCTTAATATGGAACACTTCGTGTAATATTGCTTTGTGAGCTTTTTCTTCACAAAGGTTATTATTGACTAAGATAGTGTAAGAACCATCACAGTTTTCTTTTGTTAATGCATTTACGCCTCTTTCTAGTGGGGCAATTAAAATATTAATATTCATGTATAGTTAAATCACTCCGAAAAATCATTGTCACTACGTTCTTGTGACTTTAAAAAATTTACAAAATCTATAGTTTTCTGCATATTTTCTTTAGATATATCTTTGGCAGCAGAAAATAAAATGCGAATATCTGGGTTAGTACGAGCTTCTTCGGCAAGGGCAGCTACTTCGGGGTCTTCATAGTAATCTAAACTTTCTTCAAGAAAGTAACTTTTCCCAACATTAAAATAGTCTGCTAATTTTTGAATTACACCCATTCTAGGCATGGCTTTCATTAAGAGCCATTTGCCTACAGTAGATTCACTTACATCAAGAATTTTTGAAAGTTCTACTTGATTAATATTGTGCTTTTCCATTATTTCAGTAAGTCTTTTGCTAAATAGAGTTTTAACTTCTTGTTCTGTTGGCATTATTTTCACCACCTTTTCTTTTACTTATATTTTAGAATAAAATTCTAATAAAAGCAATATAAATATTTTCAAACTAGAAAAAAATTCTTGACACTAGAAGAAAATTCTAGTAAAATTGCATTAAGAAGTGAGGAGGTGATAGAACATGGACTTTCAGATTTCACTAAAAGCGGCTCGAGTTAATGCTAATTTAACATTGATTGAAGCCGCAAAGTCATTAGGTATTGGAAAAGATACACTGATGAAATGGGAACGAAATCCTGGTTATGTAAATCCTATTTATCAAAAGAAGATTTCCGAAGCATATAAAATACCTATTGATTGTATTTTTTTTGGCATTTAACTAGAATTTAATTCCAGAAAGAGCGGAGAATAGAGGTTAAACTTATGACCTTAGATAAAAAGGAGGTGTTGGGATGACAAATGAAGAAAAACAAAAATTTTTAGACATGGTTATACCTTTGTTAGAAAATATGAAACCCGTTGATTGGGAGTTGATTAATGCATGTATAAGTATGCGTTTTAGCGGAAAAGCCGCCCAGTGTAAACTAGACGGCTCTGATTTAGAACTAATAAAGAAAAATATTGAACGAGATTGGGTTAGTTAGGTTCTGTGACAATTTGCATATGTACTACAGGATTAATTCGATAGTCTTTTCCTTTGTAATAGATATGCACATAAGGGAATTGGTATAGAGAATTTTTGGCTGTTCGTTGTAATGGAGCAAAGATTTCAGCGTTTTCTTCATACCAAGTATTAGGTTTTACATGAGAGTCACCTATAGTACATTCTTCATCACTAGATAAATCAACCCAGTTTCCGAGTAGATTCGCATAAATGTGTTTCATTGTTTCACCTCCTTCCTTGAATTAATTATAGCATGGAGGCGGTGAAGCTTATACCACTAGATAAAAAGGAGGTGATGAGATGGATAGTTTCAGTTTGACTTTTGATATAAACGTAGAACTGCCTTTTGAGGTTGCATGTCAGCTAGAAAAATTTGATTGGTGGGTAAAAAAATTAGCGGAAATACAAAAAGAGTACAGCTGCAACTGCACTCTTAATGTTAAATATTAGTTTTCTTCGTTTATTAAGTCAATAAGTTTTCTGTAAATGGCTTCTGTGTACTCAGGCAAGGTTTCAGGAGTAACAGAAGGCGAGTGTGAACTTGCTTTAGCTGCTACTACTTGTGTTGCTAAATCTGAAGCAACCTTTAAAATATCGGTTTTAGGTACCATAAAAACACCTCCTTTCTACGCATATTATAGCACGAAGGAGTGAGGTTCATGCCACCAAATAAAAAGGAGGTGTTGGGATGGAAGATGACGAAAAATCAAAAAAATTGTATGAAGCAAGTAAACCATTAGTTGAATATTTAAGAAAGAATGAAACGCCTATGACTACGGCAATAGTCACAGGCGTTGGAGTGGAACTTGTTAGTACAGATATACATATTCCTTTTACTAAATTGGATTAACGAATTTTAATTTCTCCGGTCCCTTTGAAGATTGTACTGAAATCAAGTTCATAGTAGTCACCTTTTTTCTAAGGTGATTATAACATAAAGCGAGGTGAGAATTATGGAATGTAGAACTTACGGTGTACCAGAAGTAGCTCAAATTTTAGGTATATCAGAGAAATCAGTTTATAAAATGGCTGATGAACGTGTAATCCACCGATTACCGCATGTACCTAAAGTTAAATTTAATCAAAAGGAAATTGATGCTCTTTGTGGGATTGAAGATGAGTTTAATGCTTGGAATTATCGAGCAATCAAAGCCGATAACGAAAAGTTAAAAGCTGAAAATCAAAAATTAAAAGAACTCATCAAAAAAGCAACAGCAGAGTTACTTTTGATGAGTAGTGGGTTAGTAGAGGAGTGATGATATGCGTGTAATTGATGATTTGATTAGACCCATCTTGTACAGCGTTACTGGCTTTGGCGTTGTTGCCACAGTCGGCACTGTTGATGTAGGTCAAGCTGACGGAGCAACAATTTGGGCGGTAGTAGCAACATCGGCGGCGTGTTACTTTGCGGCGGAGCTACTAGGTAAACGTCATGTATAAAATAAAAGCCCCTTAACCGCTGGCACGGTAAAAGGGGCACAGTAAAACTGATTAACTTAATTATAGCATAAGGAGTTACATATGAATAGCTTGTATGAATTAAGCAATAACTATATTGCTGTGCAACAGATGATTGAAAATGCAGAACCAGAAGAATTAGAAATGTTGAATGATACTTTGGATGCTATCAACGATAGCGTTGAGGTTAAAGCAGAAAATATCATCAAATTTTACTTTAATCTTAAGGGCGATGCTGATAAGTGTAAAGCCGAGGCACAACGCTTAAGTGCTAAAAGCAAAGCTTTGGAAAATAAAGCGGAACGAATGAAAGAATATTTAGATCGTGAATTAAATGCAATGGGGTTAGATAAGTTAAAAGCAGGTACATTTAACCTTAGTTACCGCAAAAGCAAAGCAGTTGAGGTTGAGGACATTGCAGTTTTAAGCGATGAATATAAAAAGGTTGCAGTAACTGCTGATAAGATGGCAATTAAACGAGCGTTGCAAGACGGCGTAGAAGTGGCAGGGGCTAAACTCGTAGAAAACCGTAACTTAAATATCAAATAAAGGTGGTGTGATAATGATTGAAAAATTAATTGCTGTGCAATTAGCATTAAAAGCACCAAAGAATCAATATAATTCATTTGGTAAATATAATTATCGTAACTGTGAAGATATTTTGGAAGCAGTTAAACCATTACTTGCTGAACAAGGGTTGCTATTGACTATTTTTGATGAGGTAGTAGAGGTAAAAGGTAGGTTTTATGTAAAATCAACAGCTAAAGTTACAGATGGTACGCAAACCATTGAAAATACAGCTTTTGCGAGGGAGTCAGAGGATAAAAAAGGCATGGATGCAAGTCAAGTTACAGGGGCAACATCCTCATATGCTCGTAAATATGCATTAAACGGCTTGTTTTTAATCGATGATGTAAAAGACTCTGATTATAGTAATGGTACAGATAATCATAAGGCTGATAGTAAGCCGACTGCATTAGAGCGGTGGTCACAGTTAAGCGCTAGGGCTAGTAATGGTGGCATTACTAATGATGAGTTAAATGCGTATGTTAAACAACATTGCAAGGCTAGTAAACCTTCTGAGTTAACAGACCAAGATTTTACACTACTATTTGAGTGGGTAAATGGTAAGAGAGCGACGTCATGAAGTGGTCAACAAAGGGGATTAATTTATTACAGTCAATCGGGTGGCAGGTAGTAATACCTGCACCCCATGATGACGGCATAAGTAAATTAGACCCTGAAACAGAGTACACTGTAGAGATTAAACGTAAGAGCCGTAAGCGGTCATTAAATGCTAATAGCTATTGTTGGTTATTGTGTCAAAAGATAGCGCTTGAATTAAGTAAAAACGACTATACATCTAAAGAAGATGTGTATCGTAAAGCTATTTTAGAAAGCCAACAAGGAGAGCCAGTAGGTATACCAACTCATCTAGTAGATAGTATCGTACGTAAATGGCGACATAACGGTTTAGGTTGGCTAGCAATCGTCGATGATTACGAGCGATTGGAGGGTGTTAAGAGAGTTTACTTATATAGTGGCTCCTCAACTTACAATGTTGCTGAAATGAGTCGATTAATAGAGTGTCTGATAGATGAATGTAGGCAGTTAGGCATACCACTAGATCCAAGCGATTATATTAAATCGTTAATAGCAGATTGGGGTGAACAGCTTGAACAAACGCAAGCGTGAGGACGATAAATTGTATCGTAAAACACGTAAACAAGCCATTGAACGAGATAGTATCGATGGTTATCCTCATTGTGTTTTATGTGGCTGTAACAGACCATCAGAGGTACATCACATTGTGAGTAGAGGTCAGTGTGGTACAAGCGAGTTAACTAATTTAGCAACATTATGTAATCACTGCCATCATGAGGTAGCACATGGGGTGGATAGTAAGAGAGTAAAAAAGATACTCTTGGAAATAGTCAAAGAAAGGACCGAGAACTATGAAAAAGATAGAAGTAATTGATATGTTGTTATGTCAGAAAATTAATGATTTGAAAAAGTATAAACCGTATGGTAGTGAAACAGCTATTGAGGCGTTAGAAAGTATCAAGCAAGATGTGGTAGCGCTTATTGATGCTGATTATACAGAGTAAATCTTATGAGGTATCTTGATGAAATCAATGCATTCCATAATTCGTTATTGACTAATCCTCTTTCAAGTTCGGCGATTGCTCTTTGGTATGGGCTAATGCATATAAATAACAAATGCGGATGGAAAAGAGAATTTAATGTGACGAATATGGTATTAAGCATTAACACAGGTCTGTCGGTTCAATCCCTGCACAGAGCGCGTAATGCGCTTAAACAAGCAGGACTTATTGATTACCGTGTAAGACAGGGGCAACAATCAACGATATACATAATGAATTACTTTGCTTACCAAAATGGAAAGCAAAGTGAACAAGCAAGCGATGAAGTAACCGAACAAGCAACCGATAAAGTATGCGAACAAGTACCCGACAAAGCAACCGATAAAGTATCCGATGACATACATAAGACTAGACTAGACAAGACTAGACTAGATAGTAAAGAAAGTAAATCAAAGAAAACGACTAGTCGATTTGTTAAACCAACCGTTGGTGAAGTCATGGCTTATTGCAAAGAGCGAAATAATCAAGTTGATGCTAATCGTTTTGTTGACTACTACGAGGCTAATGGTTGGAAAATTGGTAAAAACTCTATGAAAGATTGGAAGGCAGCAATACGGACTTGGGAAAGGAATGATTACAACGGAGCAAATAGGCAATCAAATACAGATAATCATCGCACAACTCAAACAGCAGGCGGAGGTAAACCAGATAAATGGGATAACGAGACCGATGAGTGGTGATGATAAACCGTTGGATTACAGATTTTACGGCATAGGACGACGTTACGAAAATGTAACACTTGCAACGCTAGATACAAGTGGAGAGGCTTATCAAGCTATCCTTGATTACGCCTCTAACATCGTGCAAAACCTTGATAAGGGCTTAGGGCTAATTTTAAAAGGTCCTGTTGGTACAGGTAAGACATGTGCTGCTATTGCGGTAATGAGAGAGGCGTTAGCTAATAAACGGAGTGCTTATTTTATCTCGATGGTGAGCTTGTTGGATAAGTTGCTAACCTTACGGGATAAAGAGGAGTCATATGCATTCGAACAACGGCTAAGGACAACGCCATTACTAGTCCTTGACGACTTAGGTGGTGAGTACAGAGGTAAGAGCGATGAGAGTTGGACACGGCGTAAGATTGCCTCTGTGATAGCGGATAGGTACGACAGTAGGCTATCTACAATCATTACAACCAATCTTACGGTTGAGCAGTTAAAAGTTGAGTATGACGAGCGTATGATAGATCGCTTGCGTAGCACTAATCGATTAATTACGTTGGGTGGTGCTAGTTTACGCCACCCAGAATGGAGATAAATTATGAATTCAGTACAAATCTTAGGTAATTTAGCACGTGACCCTGAAGTACGTTTTACTAAAACTGGTAGAGCTGTAGCAACATTTAATGTGGCAGCTACTAGTGAGTACGTAGATGGTAACGGCGAGGTCAAAGAGCAAACCTCATTCATCAATTGTGTTGCGTGGGGCAAATTAGGGGAAGCAGTTGGTAACTTGCGCAAAGGGAACCGTTGTTTCGTTGAAGGTCGTTTAAATACCCGTTCTTATAAAACACAGGACGGGCAAAAACGCTATATTACGGAAGTTATTGCTAACTTTGTTGGACAGTCGTTGCAGGTACAGTCAAATGAGCCATCTAATTTTGATAGCTTTGGTGGTAATGAAGAGAATATCCCGTTTTAAGAGGTGGCAGTAATGAGTAAATTTCCAGATTGGTTGCGACCTACCAAATGCTACCGCAAAAAGGATGACTACAAATGTTATCAGACTAAAGAGGGTAAGCGTAAATTAATCCCAAATACACGCATTAATTTTAAAGGGAGCGTACTACCTGTAAATTGGCGTATAGAGCGGTGTGAGGATTTTAAGCATGATTAAGATTAGGCTTGATTTGGAGTACCCAAGCCTTAATGAGTATATCCAAGCAGAGCGCTCCAATCGTTTTAAAGGCGCTAAATTAAAAAAGGACTATACCGAGGCTACACAGATGATGGTTGCACGGTATAGGGGCATGGTAACAGGCAAAGCTGATATCCACTTTGAGTGGCACACGGCACGTAAAGTTGACCCAGATAATTTAGATTTTGCTCGTAAGTTTATACTTGATGGCCTGGTAAGAGCAGGTGTGCTAATCGATGATAACCAAAAGTATGTAGGTCGGTTATCAAGCGAGGTTGTAAAGGATAAGCAAGGCTATGTGATAGTTGTTATAAAGGAGCAAGACCATGACATTAAATGAGACCAAAGCTAAAGTTAGAGAGCACATGGATAAAGCCTATGCGGAGTTAAAGTTAGCTAGTGATTTAATCGACAAGTATCGTGATAACGGAGGTAGGTTAGATAGTGATTTAAAAGAGTTAGAGCGTGATGTTGTTATGGCAATGATTGAGTTATAGGAGGTATACCGTGAAACGAGGATTTATAGTAACCAATGATAGCGTGAGTAAACCTAAGAGAAGCACATCTCGTAGCGCAGGATATGATTTTGTGTCTCCGGTAGAGGTATTGATTAAACCAGGTGACAAGGTTATGATTGATAGTTGTGTAAGAGTGTATTGCAACAAAAATGAGTATTTAGCTTGTCATATACGGTCGAGTTTGGGTAGTCGGGGCGTAACGCTTACTAACTGCACTGGGATAATCGACAGTGATTATTTTGACACGGGTAACACTATTAAAATGATGTTGGTTAATAACGGAGAGGCTCCTGTATTGATTGATAAGGGTGACCGTGTAATGCAGGGTATCTTTTGTGAGTATTTACTTGCTGATGACGATGATGTCACAGTAGAGCGTGTAGGCGGGATAGGTAGTACGGGCAATTAATAAAGGAGTGGTAGTAATGACGATTAATGCTAGCAATATGCAGGGGATTACTGCTAGGTATAAATACAAGGCTGCATGGATGGAGTATCGCAAGATTTTAAAACGTATCAAAGATGAGGCGAATCTTGGCCATGATTTTGTAGATTTGACAGTACGGTGTGATGTAGGTGATAGCTACATGCAGCGTATCCGTAATAAGTTAGACGATAAAGGGTTTATCACAGCGTTAAATAATTACAATCATTATTATTATTTTAGCGTTGCTTGGTGGACTAAGGCTGATAAGACAGTGGCAAGTAGAGTCTAGTATTTTGCGATTTTGTTGACGTCAACAAAATGGTGTACTCTTAGAAAGGAGAATTAATTATGTATGCTTTAGAAGTTTTGGATATCATTGATATGGTAATCGACTTTGATAAAATGCCCGCTGATAGCAATACTTTACGATTACGTCGTGCGGTAACAGAGGCAGAGGATAGATACGATGAAAATGCAACCGAATTTAATCGGAATAAAGTAGAAAAAGCTGTCAAAGATTACCACCAATATTATTTAAATTGTAATAATCATGCGATTGCACAAAATAAAGCGAAAGTAGATATGGTGCATAGTCCTAGTTATTATAAGCTGCGTGGCTTGGATATTGAAAGCGCTGATGTTATTAAAGCCACTTTATCGGACATTGAATATATAGGATGGTGCAAGGGTAATGCTCTTAAATATTTATTTAGAGCGGGCAAAAAAGATGATGAGGTGCAGGATTTGAGCAAGTGCGATGTATATGTAAATTGGGCGATTAAAGCTATGGAGGGGGTTAGATGACAAGAGCCTATAAAGATCCAACTGCCGACGAAGCAGTCGGAAGAATTTGCAAAGAAGAGTCTAGGTTAGAATTAGTCATTAGCATAATTAAGCTAGTGTGCAAGCTAGGTGGATTTAAGATTTTACAGAGAGTTAGCCTAGAAGATAAGAAAAGTGGTAGGCGTTATGATTAGGAGATGGTTGATTGACTGCAATGGAATGTTTAGAACGGGTCAGAGATATGCAGATAGAGCTACGTAAGCTAGAGCGTGACATCAAAGAATTGAAGGCTAAGTTGTACTCATTACAAGCTATTGATTACGGTAAAGAGCATATCAGTGGCGGGACCCCGAAAGATTTAGGTGACCAAATAGCTCATTTTAATGCAAGGTTAAAATTTGTGCAGGATAAGTGGGCGAGGTTTGTGCGATATAGTGACTTTGTTGACTGCATGATAAATCAAATTGAATCTTGTCAGTTAAGAGCGTTATTACACGAGCGATATATAAACGGTGGGAGCTGGGAACAAGTTGCTGAGGTAGTAGGTGTGTCTAGGCAATGGATAGATAGACGGATGTATAGACTAGCAATTAAAGAATTTGAAAAAATTTTTAAAAACAGTTTACAAGAGTTTACAGCAGTTTACAATCAATGTGTTGTATAATGTAAGCTGTAGAAAGAAGCTGAAAGGCTGATGGTTTTACACTAACTCCTCAAAAAATTATACCCACACAAGAAGGCACCTGAAAGGGTGCTTTTCTTGTTACTTTTATTATAAATATATTGCAAATATGTAATAAGTTATTTATAATAAAGTAAAGGTATGTCTAGGAGGAGGTGGCGTGAAATGGCAACAAAAAGCTTTTTAAAGGACGTCACAATGAAGAATAAAAAACAATCATTACGGCTAATACAAGCATTAGAACAAGCACACAATAAAAAGTGCCAAGATGTAGAATTTACTAGAAGCTGTATGACAGCAACTAAGGATGACATTAGAAAGATGTTTTTGAAATAAATGAGTTATGGTTATAAAATTGTTAATTTAGATTTATTTCTTGAAGCGGTAGGTATAGAAAAGGTTAATAAAATATTAAAAACTTTTTCTTGCCCTTTGAATTTAGATATTGAGGAATTTCTGCACTGTAAAGCAATTGAGTTTTCTAAGTTTGGAGTGGCAAAAACTCATTTAGTGTTTGCTTCTTATAAGGATAACTATGAAATTGCAGGATATTTTTCTTTAGCCGGAAGCAAATCTTTTGTTATATCTGCAAAGAGTAAAGCTGTATCAAGGCGAATAAAGGATCGTATAAAAAGGTTTGGAACTTATAATGCTGACTTACGGCAATATCGTATACCAGCGCCATTAATAGGACAAATAGGTAAAAATGCTAATTTCCCTAATTTAATAAGTGGTGATGAGCTTTTGCAGTTGGCTTGCGATAAAATTAAACAAGTTCAATTAGATGTGGGCGGAAAATTTGCGTACTTAGAATGCGAAAATATACCAAGATTAGTAGAGTTTTATCAAAGGAATGGATTTGTATTATTTGGCGAACGAGAATTAGATGCAGATGAGAAAAATTTAAAAACACAAACTTTATTACAGTTATTAAAGTATTTGTAGCACTCACAATAGTGGGTGCTTTTTTATATATAACAAAAAAAGCCCCTCGAATGAGAGGAGCCTTTTAAGGTTAGGCAATCATCGCGATTGATTGTCTAACATAGTGCGTTGGACGAGGTTAGCCTTTTTTCTTATTACTACCAGAGCCTAATGGAATTGGCCATGCTTTTTTCCCGTAGTCACGGGCATACATGCGTTTTCCTGTTTTAGGATTTGTAATATAAGCAACGAATTTGACATTCGGTCGTTTTGAAGATTGTTTTGACATGTTCTCGCCTCCTTCCTTATTGATATAAGGCGGGCCCGCACATGATAATATTATAACATGTATTTTAAATATAAAAAGAAGAAAAACCCTTAGAATTTAATCTAAGGGTTTTCCTTCTGGACTTAACGAGCGACGAGAACATTTAATTATAATTTGTTCTGTTATAGGTTGTCGCGAACAACCTATATAACCTCGTGTATGTCAAACAATCTTCAATTACACTATACAACATAGAGAAACAAAATGCAACTTTTTGATGAAATTTTATACGATTATATTTTGAATAAGTTTGTGTTAGTTTGTGTTAGTTTGTGTTAGTTTAAAGTGAATTAATAAATATACATATAAAATTAATAAAAATAAAAGTAGGTGATGGAATGACACCGAAGCAAGATAAGTTTTGTGTAGAGTATTTGATTGATTTAAATGGAACGCAAGCAGCGATTAGGGCTGGATATAGTCCTAAAACTGCGGATAGAATTGCTAATCAAAACTTGAGAAAACTTGAGATTCAAAATCGCATTAAGGAATTAAGGGAAAAAGAGTTTAAAACATCTATTGCTACTGCTGAAGAAGTGGAGGCTATGCTTACTAAAGCGTTGCGTGGTGAACTTAAAGAAGATGTTGTTGTAGTAGAAAATAGTTTTGGAATTAGTAAAGCAAAAAAAGTGCGAAAACAGATATCGGCTAAAGATAGAATTAAGGCGGCTGAATTAATGGGTAAACGTCATCAGCTCTTTACTGATAAATTGCAAGTCACTGGCGAATTGATGCCGATTTTTATCGGAGAGGATGATATCAGTGATTAGCTATGATACTGCAAAATATCAACCAGTAAGGCTACCTGAAATATTTGGCAAAGGATATGGTCAGTTTATTAGGTTTAGAGGGCGCTATAGAGTAGTAAAAGGTAGTCGCGCTAGCAAAAAGTCGGCAACGGCAGCTTTAGACTTAATCAAGAATATTTTGAAGTATCCGGAAGCAAATGCGTTAGTTGTTAGAAAAGTATTTCGTACTTTGAAAGATAGTTGTTTTGCACAATTAAAATGGGCTGCAAGACGGTTAAAGTGTTACCATTTATTTCGGTTTACTGAAAGTCCATTAGAAATTACTGTTATAGCTACAGGGCAAAAGATATTATTTCGTGGTTTGGATGATCCGTTAAAAGTTACATCTGTAGCTGTAGATTCTGGGGCATTGTGTTGGCTATGGATAGAAGAAGCGTATGAAATTAGCAGTGAAGCAGATTTTGATATGCTCAACGAATCTATTCGAGGTCAACTGCCACATAATTTATGGCACCAAATTACAATTACTTTTAACCCCTGGAACGAAAGACACTGGTTGAAAAAGCGTTTTTTTGATTATAAATCAGAAGATATTTTAGCTATGACGACTAATTATCTTTGCAATGAATTTCTTAGTCCATCAGATTTAAAAGTGTTTGAGGAAATGAAATTGAATAATCCTAAACGATATAAAGTAGCAGGTTTAGGAGATTGGGGGATTGTAGAGGGGTTAGTATACGAGAATTGGGAAGAACGAATTTTTGATGTAGCTGAAATATCTAAACGAAATAATGTACAAAGCTTTTTTGGTTTGGATTTCGGATTTACCAATGACCCTACGGCTTTATTTTGTGGCTTAGTTGATACGGCGGCTAAAGAGATATATGTCTTTGACGAACTGTACAAAAAGGGGCTTACAAATGATGAAATAGCAGAGGATATAACAAGAATGGGATATGCCAAAGAAAAAATACGAGCAGATTCTGCAGAGCCGAAATCTATTGTTCATTTACGGCGTTTAGGTTTGCGTAGAATTAAAGCTGCATTAAAAGGTAAAGATAGTATTAATGCAGGTATACAAGTGATTCAAGATTATAAAATAATAATTCATCCTTGTTGTGTAAATTTTTTAACCGAAATAATGAACTACTCATGGGATGAAGATAAATTTGGTAAGAAGCTAAATAAGCCGATTGATGATTTTAATCATTTAATGGATGCTATGCGATATGCATTGGAGCCGTTAATTAAAATGCGTAAAGGAGGTGTTACAATTGGAACAAGAGACGACTGATAAGTTAGCTGGGGCTAAGAAGTTAATAGAAGCGTTTTTGCCCGGGCATATTGAATTCGCAACTGCTGATGCAGTTGCTCGGAGATATTATGCAAATCAAAATGATATTATGATTCCTAAAGAATCTAAAAAAGATAAAAGTGAGGCTCCTGGATTAAGAAATGCTGACAATCGTATTTCCTCTGCATTTCATAGTTTGCTTGTTGACCAAAAAGCAGGCTATATGTTTACATCGCCTCCGAGCTTTGATGTAGGAACTGATTCACAAAATAAAGTCGTGACTCAAGTTTTAGGTGATACATATGAAAAAAATGCGAAAGAGCTGTGTGTTAACGCCTCAAATGCAGGGATTGCTTGGTTGCATTATTGGACTGATGATACGGAATTTAAATGGGGGGTTGTTCCTTCGGCGCAAATTATACCTATATGGGGAACCACCTTAGAGCATAATTTGCAAGCAGCAGTCCGTTGCTACGAAGAATTAGATGTAAAAACAGGTGAGGCGTATGATGTCTTTGAAATCTGGGATGATAAAATTTGTAGAGCATATCGTAAGCAAAAGTCGTTGAGTATTAATGAAGGTTTAAATCCGTATGACATGTTTTCGATGTTTTATGAACAGAATCAGGGATTAACTAATGAGTTTGTTCATAATTTAGGTGCAGTTCCTTTTATTCCCTTTAAGAATAATAGTAATTGTCATGGAGATTTAAATCGCATTAAACAACTGATAGATGCTTATGACAAGACATATAGTGGTTTTATAAATGACCTTGAGGATATTCAAGAGGTCATTTTTGTTTTAACTAATTATGGTGGACAGGATTTAAATGAGTTTATCCAAGAACTTAAATATTATAAGACAATTCAAGTTGATTCAATTGGGAGCGAAGATAAATCGGGGGTTTCCACACTGACGATTGATATCCCAGTAGAGGCTAGGGAAAAAGCTCTGGATATTACTCGTAAATCAATTTTTACTATGGGGCAAGGAATTGACCCAGAAATGCAGGGATTGGATGGGACGAGTGGCGAGGCAATGAAATTTCTTTATGCATTGCTTGAGTTGAAAGCTGGACTTATGGAAACAGAGTTTAGACTTAGTTTTAATCAGTTTATTCGTGCTATATGTCGATTTAAGGGTATTAAACCTACAAATATTATTCAGACCTGGACGCGCACTATGATTAGGAATGATGCGGAATTAGTAGATATGTGCGCTAAATCAAAAGGGATTATTTCAGATAAAACTATTTTGAAGTCACATCCTTTTGTAGAAGATGTCGAAGCTGAAGAAGAACAATTGCTGAAAGAAAAAGAGGAAAACTTAGATAGTTATGAGTTAGGAGGTGAAGCGGATGGAAATGATTAGAGCATACATTGAGCGCTTTAGCGAAGATGTGCCGATTAAATTGTTGTATGAAGTATATGGTAGTACAAGTGAAATTAAGAATGTATTGCAGTATTGTTTAACAACAGGGAAAACCGTAGTTGAAGTGATGAAAGAAGAAAATGTATATCCTATTATTAATTATGAAAAATCGGATAATGAAACTGATGAAGGCAAAGAATTGAAACAAAAACAAACTAAACGAAGTGTTAAGGCGAAATAAATAGTTTCGTCTTATTTTTATTTCCTCGAGGCAGGTCACCTCGGTAAAAACCGGAAAGGAAAATATAATGGAAGAATTATTAAAGGAATTAGGCATTACAGAAGATAAAGTGGAATCAGCGACGGCTGCTATTAAAGCATATCTTGACGGATCATATGTACCAAAATCCCGCTTTAACGAAGTAAATACAGCTAAAAATTCTCTCGAAGAACAATTAGTTACTCGTGCAAAAGAAATGAAAGCATTACAACAACAAGCAGAGGGTGCTAAGGATGTAGAGGCATTGCAAAAGCAAATTAATGATTTAACCCAGAAGCAAAAGACAGACCAAGAAAATTATAAGTCCCAGCTCGAAAAGTTAAAATTAGACAATGCAATTGCACTGCAATTGACAGGTAAAGCACAGGATATTGATATTGTTAGTGGTTTAATTAATCGAGATAAGCTGATTGTAAATGAAGATGGGAGTATTACCGGATTAACTGAACAAGTAGAGGCTTTGCAAAAAGACAAGACGTTTTTATTTAAATCTGAATTTAATCCAGTATATACCCCTAAAGGTGGACGTACATCTACAGTTAATCCGTTTGCTGCAGAAACGGAAAATTTAACAGAACAGGGTAAATTATTTAAAGAGAATCCAGCAGAGGCTCGTAGGTTAGCAGCCGCTGCAGGTATTGTATTAGACTAGGAGGTCAACAATGGGAACTACATTAAAAGATGTAATTGTGCCAGAGATTTTTACACCATATACAATTAAAAAGACAATGGAATTAAGTGCGTTAGTACAAAGTGGGATTGTAGAAAATTCCCCTGAATTTGATAAGTTAGCAAGTGAAGCAGCTAGTTTACATAATATGCCGTTTTTTGCTGACTTAACAGGCGATGCATCAGATGTCGTCGAAGGAACTGATTTAGAAGCTAAAAAAATCGAATCTAAAAAAGACCAATCCGCAACGTTTCGTCGAGCCCAGATGTGGTCAGCTACAGATTTAAGTGCTCAACTAGCAGGTGCTGACCCAATGAAAGCGATTGGAACATTAGTTGGTGGGTATTGGGCCCGAGAATTGCAAAAAGATTTGTTAGCAACATTGAAGGGCGTTTTTGGTGCTACTACTATGAAAAATCATGTGCTTGATATTTCGACACTGACTGGGCGTGCAGCTGTATTCAGTGCAAGTAGCTTTATTGATGCTTGTCAGTTGTTAGGAGATAGCAAAGCCAATCTTACAGCTGTTGTAATGCATTCTGCTACACATGCGTTATTGCTAAAAAATAACTTGCTTGAAACTGAACGTGATTCTATGAATGTAGAATTCGATACATATCAAGGGCGTCGAATTATTATTGATGATAATTGTCCTATTGATGGGGATGTTTATACTTCATTCTTATTTGGTTCTGGAGCAGTAGCATTAGGTAATGGTTCTCCTGTAGGATTTGTGCCAACTGAGACAGATCGTGATAAACGTAAAGGGTCTGGTGTAGATTATTTAATCAATCGTCGTACTCAGATTCTACATCCTCGAGGTGTTAAATTCACTGCAGCTAATCGTAATAATATTGAAACTGTTAGCCGGATTGAAATGGCGGATGCAACAAATTGGGAACTTGTGTATGAACCAAAACAAATCCGTATGGTTGCATTTAAACATAAAATTGTGTAATTGAGGTGTTGCATGGAAAAGGATTCATACTGGGAACAGCGTAGCCGGGAGCGAGAAGCTGAATGGACTAACATTAGCAAGGAAACAATTGAGAAAGAGTTAGCTCAACAGTATGCCAATTCCTTGCAACGCATTCAAAATGAAATAAATGCCTTGTACGGACGTTTTTCTCGAGATAACAGTATAAGTATCGCAGAAGCTCAGAATCTTATCCGAGGGGATGAATTTAGGGTATGGAGAATGGATATTGCAGACTATGTTAGGAAAATAAAAGCTAGTGGTGATAAAAAGCTCCTTAGGGAGTTAAATGTATTGGCTATGCGCAGTCGGATTTCTCGATTAGATAAGTTGTATGGTGATACATTAAGAGAATTGGTATCCATGGGAATTATTGTTGAAGATAAGATGACAGAATTTTTAACTAAAGCTTATCAAGATAATTATTATCATACTCGATATGATTTAGGGATTGTAGGTATTGGAATCCCTCGGAATCTAGTGGATTCTACATTAATAGCAAAAGTATTAGCAAATCCTTGGAGCGGAAAAAACTATAGCTCACGGATATGGAAAAATACAGAAAGGCTTGCTAAGGTAATTAAACGTGAGGTGACTAATGGGATACATAGAGGGTTAAGCATTGATAAGATGGCTAAACATGTGCAAGAAACCATGGAATCTGGACGTAAAGAAGCTGTGCGTTTAGTACGTACAGAGATGAATTACGCGAACAATCAAGCTAGTCTTGACAGTCTTAAAGATGCAGAAATGCCTTATTACCAATTTATTGCTGTTATTGATGGCCGTACTTCTCATGTGTGCAAATCTCATCATGAAGAAGTTTATAAAGTTGAAGAAGCTGTAGCGGGAGTTAATTTACCCCCTTTGCATGCTAATTGTCGTAGTACAATATCAGGAACCCTTAAAGGGTACGATACTGCTAAAGAAAAAATGGACAATAAAATAACTTTATTTAAAACGATGTCATATGAAGATTATTATAGAGTATACATTAGAAATGACGTAGAATATGGGATGGAACGTAATTATTTGCCACCAACAGTAGAATTTATTGCTAACCTTGCTAAAAAACAGGAACAGCCTTATAATGTAGTTGAAAAGATGGAAGCCAATATTCCAGATATTTTTTATGATGACAATGGGGAGCCTGTATATCCTCCATCGGATGGGGCAATTGGCGCTGTGAGAGCGATTACTTTATTGCCCGGTCAATTAATATTAGATCGTTATGGACATATTGGTGGGCGGTTCTTTTCTGTTAAAGGAACTCCGTTTTCTCAAAGGGCTATGCCTAGAGCTTCGCAAAACACAGAGTATCATACATATAGAATATTAAAACCTTTAGATGTTACTGAAGGGCTAGTCGCCCCTTGGTTTGGTGAAGAAGGCTTAGGGATTCAGTATAAGAGTGAGATTAGAATTAAAGAACTATTGAAACAGGGAATAATCGAGGAGGTGGAATAAATGAATCGAATAGAGTTGAAACAGATTTTACTTGATGCAGGAGTGCCACCTTTGGAGTTTTCTCTTTTTAAGAACGATAGAAGAAAAGTTGATACGGTGGTTTGCTTATGGCCAACTTCTGACAAAAAGTATGAATTTTATATTTATGAACGTGGGAAAAAATATGAAGTTAGGGAATATAGTGCTGAAAATGATGGCTGTAAGGCTGTACTGGAAGAATTTTCTTATTCATATCCAGAGTTAATTCAATATATTAAATGAACCGCTTACGAGAAGTAGGCGGTTTTTTAATGCCCGAAAAGAGGTGAAAGCTTGGTTAGTTATATAAGTATTAATGATGCTATTGCTGAAATTGTTGATAGAGTTAAGCTTGTTGAAGAAATTAATGAGCTTAGCTATTTGCAACAGCTACAAATAGAGCAGTTTATATATGATATTGTTGACTATTGCCACCGAGAAGATTTTCCCAGAACCTTAGTGTTAACAGTAGCTAACTTAATAGCTACTTATTATATGGAACAGGAAAATTCAGTTAGAGAAGCTCCTTTAAAAGCATTGGAAGAAAATGATACTAAATTTGAGTTTGCTGTAGCAGAAGTAGATATGACAGATTTATTGAGCAATCAGTTATTGAACAAATTGCGACCTAAATTAAATTTGTATCGAAAGTTGGTGCGTAATGGGAAGTGGTAAATACAGACAGTTATTAGCAAAATATATGAGATATGACCGTGTTACCGTAATTAGGCAAGTAGAAGCTACTGACGAAATTGGTGCTGATGAGTATGCGGAAACAGTGATTTATGCTGATATACCTTGTAAATTAGGTCAAGCAGGAAAGAATGCCATTAATAATTTACAGTCTAATAGTGTGGCACATATTACTGAAGAATTACGGTTGTGTTTGGCACCTGAATATGAGATTTTGGCTAATGATAAATTAATCGTACGACATAAGGGACAAACATTTACATTTTGGGCTTCTAAGGCGTTTAAGTATATGACACATCAAGAAGTAAATGTATTAGTAAAAACGGAGGCTTAAATGGAGATTACCGGATTTAAAGAACTTTATGAGCAATTAGACAAGATTAGAAATTCTCAACGAAAGCTAAATACATTTGTAGCACAGCAAGGTGAAATATTGCGTGGCGAAGCAATTAATAATACACCAAAGGATACTGGCCTCTTACGTCAAAGTTGGCGACGGAGTAGAGCTACACAAAGTAAATGTGAAGTGTACAATAATGTTGAATATGCAGGACATGTAGAATATGGCCATCGCACTCGTAATGGAGGTTTTGTAAAAGGCTCCAAAATGTTACATAAAGCTATGTTAACGCATAAAAAAGAATTTATTGAAAATACAAAAGATATATTAAGGAATATACTCAATGATTAGTTTACGAACTATACAACAACGGATTGTAGCAATATTAAAAGCAAAATATCCTGATTATAAAGTGTATTTTGATAATATTGAAAAATCAATGCAAAGTTATTTTTATATTGAAATGAATGTGGTTTCACATACAGTTGATAGGATATATTTTGACCGTTATTTACAAATTGATATTGCGTTTCGTCCTAAAGAAGATTCCTTGGGACGTGTTAAAAGGGCGGACCTCTATAATATGGCTGATGAGTTAGAAACACTCATACGGCCCATTTTTTATGTTGAAGACAGAGCAATTACTGTATTAAAAGCAGAACAAACTATTGTGGATGAAGTACTGCATTATATTTTTGATTTGGACTTTACAGATGCATTCACTGTAGAGGAGCAATATGAATTAATGCAAAATTTAGATTTAAGTATTAATGATAAAGGAGAAGAACATGGCTAGACCAGATGCAACAACAAATGAAACAAACTATGGATTACCTTGGGTCTTAATTGATTTTAAGACGAAGGCAGCAACTGCTATTGCTCGTAGTGCTCGAGGAATTGTAGCAATGATTTTGCATAATGAAACTGAGGATACACAGAAAATGTATCGAATTGATGATGTGTCAGATATTCCTGAAAAAGGATTATCCGAAAAGAGCATTGAACTAATTAAGCTATGCTTAAAAGGGACTCCTGCACGAATTTTACTATATACTATCCCAGACAGTACAGTTGAAGGCGCAGCTAATTCTATTGCGAGTACACTTAAGAAATTAGGACATGTTAAATGGAATTATTTGTGTGCACCGGATAGCACTTTTCAGGAACATGAAGACATTGCGTCTTGGATTAAGTCAATGTCTGAAAATAAAGATAAAACATATAAAGCAGTTTTAGCTAATAACAAAGGTGACCACGAGTGCATAATTAATTTCACAACTGATGCTATTAATGTACAAACCGACATGGATGAGGACAACAATCCTGTATATACCACATATGATGCAACGACGTATACTGCTCGCATGGCAGGTGTTTTAGCCGGTTTACCATTAGACCGTAGTGCCACTTATTACTCTCTACCTGAAGTTTCTTCAGTAGAGCAATATGAAGACCCTGATGAAGCTGTAAAAAATGGAGAGCTTATTTTAATTGATGAAGAAGACGGGAATGGAGTTAAAATCGCTAGAGGCGTTAATTCATTTACGTCGTTTACAAAAGAAAAAGGTGCCACTTATCGCAAAATCAAAATTGTAGAAGGTGTGCATATGGTTAAGGACGATTTACGTGATACCTTTAAAAGTTATTATGCGGGGGCATACATTAATCATTACCGCAATAAAATGTTGTTCTGTGCTGCCGTCGATGTATATTTTAATAACCTTAAAGGCAATGTATTAGATCCTGATGGTAAAAATAATATCGACATTAATGAAGAATGGCAACGTAATTATGCTAAGCTTCAAGGCGAAGATACATCTAAGATGACTGCAATGGAAATTCGCAAATATAATACTGGCGATACGATAGCATTAACAGGTGATGTTAAGTTTGTAGATGCAATGGAAAATTTACAAATTTCTTTTACTATGTAAGGAAAGGGGAATTAATATATGGCTAGAAATAAGGAAGATATTAAATATCGTGGTCGTCGACGTTGGAATGGCTCTCATGGCCATTTATGGTGGGATGGAGAATTAATTTTTGAAATTTCTAAATATGAATGCAAAGTTACAGCTGAACGAGAAGATGTGATTGTTGGGAACTCTAAGGATAGCAAAGTAACTGTTTTAGCAGGTGAAGGAACATTTACTGTTAAAAGTGTAATCAATAGAAACTTAAATAAATTATTAGAGGCGTGGAAAGATGGTATTGACCCTCGTTCTACATTAGTGTCTGATATTGATGATCCAGATGCGGTTGATGGACAAAATGAACGTGTCTCTATTGATAATGTTTGGTTTAACGAATTGACGTTGATGGCATTTGAAAAAGGTAAAGTGGTCGAAAAAGAATTTACCTTTGGGTTTACGCCAGAAGATGCTGTTTTCTTAGAAACGATTGATTAGGAGGATATAAAATGGCTATTAATATTAAAGAGTTAATTGCAAAAAAAGAAGAGTTAGAAGCTAAAAAATCTATAAAGTATGATTTAGTAACATCTATTGGCACTATTACAGTTGCTAAACCATCAGAATCACTAGTTGCAGAAGCTCTTGACTTATCTGATGGTAGTGATGAATATTTAATTATTAACAGTGTAGTAGAACCTAATTTAAAAGATAAAGAATTGTTAGAAGCTTTTAATTGTGCGTCTCCTTTTGATATTGTGGGCAAATTGTTCGATGGCGGGGAAATCGTTGCTATTTCAAAGGCAATTATGAAGACTGCTGGTTATGGTACGCAAATTGAAGCAAAGGTACATGAAACAGTAAAAAACTAATTGAGGATGACTGGGAGGCAGCTACGGCTGCCTTTTTACTTTTAAAAGGTCATCCTCTTGATTATTTTTTTAGCTTACCTTTATTAGAGAAGATATTTTGCTATGAAGCGATGAAATTGAATGAGGAATTAGAATTAGCCCGACTTAAACTATTAGCGAAAGGAGGTAGTGTAAATTGGCCAATGAAATGAAATTATCTGCGAGTATAGAGTTGAAGGATAATTTATCTGTAACTGCTCAAAAAGCAACTAAAGGATTAAAACAATTAGAAGAAGCGGCTCAACGAGTTAAACTTAGTGGTGTAGAAAGTGCTACCTCTAAAGCTAGTAGCTCAGTGCAAGAATTAGCTGGTAAAACTGATAATTTAAAATCACGGTTAAATGGGTTAAAGAGTGGTGTATATAGTGTTGTAATAGGCGCAAAAGACCAAGCAAGTGGTGTTGTAAAAAAGGTTAAAACACAACTTGAGGGGATTAAAGGTAAAGTTTATACGGCTACTCTTAATGTTCGACAAAATGGGAGTTTAACTAAAATAAAAGAATCTGTTACTGGTCTTGGTACTGGCATGATGATGGGAACTAGTATGGGCATGTTGGGTACAGCTGGTATTGGATTTGGAATATATGATTCTGTTAAGACATTTGCTGATTTTGAGAAAGAATTATCTACGGTTAAGGCTTTAACTGGTGCTACCGATACAGAAATGGCAAAAGTGAAAGCTAAAGCTATGGAATTAGGTGGGTCTACAGTTTTTACCGACACAGAAGTTGCTCAAGGGATGGGTGAATTACTTAAAGCTGGGGTCTCTATGAAGGATGTTATGGGAGATGCTAGTAAGGCAATGTTGGATTTAGCTAGTGCAGGTGATGTAGGTCTGGGCGAATCGGCTGAAATCATGAGCACGACTATGAATGCATTCAAAGAGAATGATCCATCTAAAATTGCTAATCTTATGGCGGGGGCAGCTAATGCTAGTGCCACCGGCGTTAGAGAGTTAGGACAATCTTTTACAATGGTAAGTGCTGTTGCTAGTGGAGTAGGATTATCTTTTGAAGATACGACTACAGCGCTAGCTGCTTTTGCTCAAAATGGATTAAAGGGTTCTGATGCAGGTACGTCATTAAAAACTATGCTTTTAAATTTGAGCCCTACAACTAAACAGGCTACTTTAACGATGGAGCGGTTGGGATTACTCACAGAAGAAGGTAAATCAAAATTTTATACAGCGACTGGACAATTACGGTCAATGAAAGAAATTGCTGGATTACTAAGAACATCCTTACGTGGTTTGACTGATGAACAGCGACAGAATGCTTTAGAAACTATGTTTGGCACTGATGCTATTCGAGCCGGTAACATTCTTTTCCGTGAAGGTGCAGAAGGTATCGAAAATTATAATAAAGCAATGAAAGGCGTAACCGCAGCTGATGTAGCCAAAGAAAAGACTGATAATTTATTAGGTTCTGTCCGGTTGTTAGGTAGTGCTTGGGATAATATGGTTATTACACTGATGACTAAGACAGAAGTGGGAGATGGAATTAAATCATTTGTAGATGAAATTACAAAGTTAATTACCAATTTTACAAAAGCTTCGGAGGAAAGTGGAGTTTTTACTGCTTCAGTGAAAACGCTAGGAGAAGCTCTTGAAGATTTAATAAAGAAAGCTGCTAAATTAGACGGTGGAGGTTCAATTCTTGCTATAGGCGCTTTAGCTGGTATGGGATATGGTGCTTATAAAGGTTACAAAGGCATAAAAGGATTATTCTCGCCAGGTAAAAATAGTCCAAGTGGTTTGCCAGGTATTCCTGACGTTGATACTATGACTGTTAATGCAACAACAGTTATTGTTAATGGTCAAGACTCTAATTTACCAACAGTGCCTAGTAAGGGACCAAGTAATGCTCCTAAAAATGTTCCACAACAAGTAGGGCGCTGGCAACGGTTTATGAATTTTATGGGAACCAATGGTAAATGGTTAAAACGTGGAGGCGCTGCATTAGCCGTCGGTTCAACAGCTTATGATATTGCTACCTCCGATGATAAAGTTGGTGCATCTATAAAAGGTGCTGGTGGTTTGACTGGTATGGTAGCTGGTAGTAAAGCAGGCGCAATGGCTGGTGGCGCTATAGGGTCATTCTTCGGTGGCGTTGGTGCTGCGCCTGGCGCAGCTATCGGAGGTCTTGTAGGAGGCATCGGAGGATATTTAGGTGGAGAGACATTAGCTGAAAGTATATATAGTAATTGGGATAAAGTTACAACCTATGTTTCTGATAAAACTAAGAAAATGAGCGATAAAGCTTTAGCTGATTACCAAGCTTCACAAGAAGGTATGAGCCAAGTTACAGAAGAATCAAACGCTACGGATCAAATTATGGCAGAAGCTAGAGCACAAGCTTGGAATAATACATGGGAATCCATAAAAACAGGTTGGAATGAAGCTTCTAGCTGGTTTGATACTAATGTATGGCAACCTACTGCGAGTGCAGCGGATTCAGCAGGTACTGATATTGCTAATGGTGTTAATAGTGCTCTTAGTACGATAAAAGCAGATTGGGAAGGAATAACTACTTGGTTTGATACTAATGTATGGGGGCCATTAAGTGCTAAGGCGAGCGAAATGTCATCTTCGATTACCTCAACTATTTCTGATTTAGGTTCTAGAAGCGCTGAATTTTTAGGCTTTTCTACCGATACGGCTAAACGTAAAAATGCTACAGGGACCACTTCGTTTGCTGGTGGTTGGACAGAAATTAATGAACGAGGTGGCGAACTTATTGAATTGCCTAGTAAATCTAGAATTTATCCTCATGCTACAACGATGAAGATTCTCGAAAAAGAATTTGGCAATTTAAGTGGGGCTTCAAGTAATATTACAATTAATACTCCTAGCAACAATACTAATTCTAGTGCTTCTACAAGTGTCTCTATATCAGGTAACACGTTTGTTGTAAGAGAAGAAGCCGATATTGATAAAATAGCATATAAATTAGTTAGTTTGTTCGAGCAGAGTAAAACAAATTATGGAGGTGCTTATTAATGGCTGGACTAGGTTCAATTTTAAATTTGCTATCAATAGCTCTCTTAAAGGCTGCTAGGGAACGAGAAACCATTGTTTTATCTTGCCAGGGTGAACGGTTTGTTATTCCTGTTACTCCCAAAAAAATTAGTGTAACAGATGGACAGAATAATAAAGTGATGAATATAACCCAAATTGGTGAAATTTTAGTTTTTGGTATGCCAAAACTTCAAACCATTTCATTTAGCTCTTTTTTCCCTAATCCTGAAAAAGGTTATCCTTTTGTTGTAGGTGATAATAGGACGCCCGCAGAATGCAGGGCACTGATAAAGAAGTGGAAAGAAATGAGACAGCCAGTTCGTGTTATTATTACAAGTCTTGATATTAATTTGGCTGTAGGGATTGGAGCGTTTGATTGTGAAAGAAATGATGGAACAGGTGATATTTATTATTCAATAACGTTTACTGAACATAAAGATTTGAATACTCCATTGGCTAATAATGTTGCACAAATTACAGAAGCTACAGGATTAAGAGAGCGAGCTGGTAGTGTGGATGCGACTACAGCAACAATGACTAGTAAAGCTGCAGATGTGCTTGATGTAGCAAAAAAAGCGTATGGAGATTATAAGCACTGGAAACGAGTAGTTGAAGGTAATAGTTTAAAAGATTTAGCAATTAATAATGTCACAAAAATTAGAAAGTTAAAGGTGTAAGCATGATCATTAAGTACAAAACTAATGATGGTACTGATGTTGATATGTCTAATGTAGTTGAAAAAATTAATTGGAGTGGCTCTCGCATTCAAGTGGCACGAGTTCTGGAATTTTCATATGTACAAGATGGGCGGGATGCTTTACTTCCTGTCCATTCTTTATCATGTGGTCAAACAATATATGGCTATGACGAAAGTGGAATCTTGCAGTTTCAAGGTAATATTTACTCTGTAGAACGAAATACAGAAGGTTCTTTGATTACTATACGTTGTTATGACAATTTATTTATTTTGTGTAAATCTAAAACTACTAAAAAGTTTGTAAATGTATTAGCTGAAGACATTGTCAGAAGTGTTTGTGCTGAATTAGGCGTAAAAGTTGGGAAACTGCCAATATCCGATAAGAAGTTGAGCTTTATTGCCTCAGAAAAAACAGGATATCAGATAATCATGATGGCATATACTCAATTGTCAAAAACTACTAATAAAAAATATCAACCGATAATGACAGGAGATCTGCTTGAAATTATTGAAAAGGGGAGTCGCATAGAAACTTTTGAAGCTAATCAATATGTGAATACTAACGATAGTACATATCGTGAAAGCATAGAAAATATGGTTAATTCTATTAGGATTACAGATGAACAAGGTAATTTAATAGGTTATCAGCAAAATGTCGATGATATAAAAAAATATTCTCAAATTCAGGATGTTTATAAAACAAATCCAAAAGTTAACACTCAAGAAGCTGTTAAAGCTATGTTAAAAGGGCCTGAACAAACAGGTGTATTAGAGCTTTTGGGTGATTATGCGGTTAAATCATCATATTCAATTAAAATTAGTGACAGTATAGTTAATTTGACAGGACAATTTTGGATTAAATCAGACCATCACTTATTTATTGATGGCAATCATACAATGAAAGTAGAAATAGAATTTGAAAATCTGATGAATGAAGAAAAAGTAGAGGATAAGAAGGTGGAATAATGGCAGAACAAATACCAACAGCAGCACAATCTGCTTCAAAGCTAGTAGATATGGTTAATGGTATAGCACTTGATGCCCGACCAAGGCAAACTATGATAGGAATTATTCTGGCACCTCCACCGAATATTCAAGTGCAACTTAACGATATTATTTTGACTAAAGAAGATGTGTACATTAGTAAATATTTGTTAATTGGTTATGAGCGCACAGCTAAAGGGATTATAAAATCTGAAACTCAACCTAGAGCTGGAGGCGGTGGTTATGCTGAGTTTGCTAGTCATACTCATGAAATTAATAACCCTTATACTGATAATATTATTTACACGGATACATTGAAACCAGGCGATAGGGTGAGTGTAACTCCTGTTTATGATCCTTCTGGACAAGAAGACCAACTTTATATTATTGAAGATGAGGTGGTTAGATTAACATGAGTGATAATTATCCCTTTGTAACAGGGGCGAATGCTAAAGAGGAAGCAAAAAAGTTGCCTGTTTTCACAGAATTTGCTTGGGATTTTGATACAAATACATTTAAATATGATAGCAACGGCAGGCGTAAGACTGTTGTAGAAAATGAAGCATTGAAAGTTTGGATTTATAAAGCCTTACAAACAGAAAGATATCAATATTTAGCTTATTCTTGGCAATATGGTATAGAAGTAAAGCCTTTTATAGGTAAAGTAATGCAGGTTAAGGAGCGTTATTTAGAATTAAAACGTGTAATAGTTGAATGTTTAATGGTAAATCCATATATCATTAGCATTGACTCTGTAGATTTTACTACTAAAGAGGATACTGTATTAGCTGAAATTTATTTAACAACAGTATATGGAGAGGTGAATGTAAATGTATAATGCTAGAGACCAGGCCATCATTTTGAAGGAACTACAGGATTATTCTCAACTACCAGTTAGTAAAATAGAAGGCACTTTTGAATACGATGTATTTGCTTCTAACTCTATCGAGTTCAGCAAGACTGAAGTCGAGATAGAGCAGGCTTATAAAGCAGCGTTTATTCTAACGTCATGGGGAGATTATTTGACTTATGCAGCTAGCGGCTTAGGGGTTGAACGTAAACTGGCAGTGGCTGCAAAAGGATATGTAACAGTAACTGGCAATGGAGATGTACCTGCCGGTAGTTTATTTGCAACAGTAGATGGTATACAATTTAGGACTACAGAATTCTGTGCTGTAAAAAATAGTGCTGATATACCAATCGAAGCGACTAAACCAGGAATAGAAGGCAATGTTAAAGAGGGATTAATTACAGTTATTTCTTTATCTATTCCAGGTATTATGAGTGTAACTAATAATGCGGCTACTTATGATGGATTTGACGAAGAACTCGATGAGGAATTAAAGCAACGAGTTCTTTTTAAGTATAGGAATGCTATTACATCAGGCAACGAAAATCATTATAAGTTGTGGGCGATGAGTGTTCCAGGGGTTGGCGCAGTTACTGTTAGAAAATTATGGAAAGGTAGAGGAACGGTAAAGGTTGTTATTATGGATGCAAATCATGAGCCTGCATCTGATTCTTTACTTAATCAAGTTAGAGATTATATTGATTCACAAAGACCAGCTACTGCAGACGTTACGATAGTGGCACCTTCAACTAAACCAATCGAAATTCGTATTCATGGTGTGATAGGAACATTGGACGAAGATGGTGTTAAAAAAGCGATTAAATCATTTCTATCCACCGAGTTGTTTAATGGAGAGTCATTGAGCACTGCTCAGGTAGGGCATATTATCTTAGACAATAAAGAGACAGGAGTTTCTGATTATACAGATATCGAACTAGTTGATACTACTAATTCAATATCTGCTAGTAAAATTATATTGAATCAGGATGAATTACCTAAAATAACTAAGGTGGTGGTGATTAATGACTGATTTTAACTTATTGCGAGTTGAACCGGTAAATGTGCTTAGATATTTGCCTAAGTTTTTAGCAACAGATTTTGCGTTCAAACGAATTCAAGATACATTATCATGGGAACATGAACAACAACGCTTAAAATTAATTGATGTAGTAAAACAATTTTATGTTAGTACAGCCACTTGGGGCCTCTCAGATTGGGAGGCCTTTTTAGGTATAGAAAAAAAGACCGATAATATTGAATTACGTAGGCAGGCAATTTTAATTAGGCTTAATAATGAAGACGTTGTTAATGCTGTATTTTTAAATCGATTAATAAATCAATATGTAGCTGACGAAAGCGGATATGTGATTGAGCATCCTAATGATGATGCGTTGGACATTATGCTTCCAGATGGAAAAATAACAGATTGGGATGCGCTCGTTTCAGACCTTAATACATATATTCCTGCACATATTGGTTGGATTTATAAAGCGTATTTACAGGCTGAGAATGAAATAATCGCGGGTGGAGTAATTAGCACTTGTGAGGTCATTACCATAGAAGCAGATAAAGGGTATCGGGAGCCTGTATTAGAGGAAACAAGTATATATGCTTCAGGGGTTATTAGTGATTGTACAACCATTAATATAGTTTCAGATAATTAGAAGAAGGAGAATAATATGGCAGTTAATACAGGCCAGTTTTCTGGTGTAAAAATTACTAATTTAGGGAAAATAATTATTGCCCAGTCTTTAAAGGGGCAAAAGGTAGATATAGAAAATATAGTGTTGGGGGATGGATTATTAGAGGATAATGTTGATTATGAAACATTAACTAGTGTTAAGCATGAAGTTATGCGTATACCTATTGCAGAATTTAATGTGTTAGAAAATGGACAGTATGAAGTTACGTTTACCTTTGATAATAAAAATTTAACAGAAGGTTTTTGGCATCGTGAAATTGGTATTTTAGCTAGTGTAGATGGTGGTCCAGAACAGTTATACGCTTATGCTTATGCTGGGACTAGAGCATCGTGGATATATGATAATAGTACGCCTATTAGCGAAAGAATTTTGAAAGCTTCTTTCCGTGTAGGGAACACTGATAATTTTACGATTAAGTTAGGTAGTTTAGCATATGTAACTAGAGAAGTGCTAGAAAAAGAAGTTCGAGAAACGCTAGCAACTCATACGGACAATAATGTATTAGATCATCCTGATGGTAGTGTAACAGTAGCAAAGTTGGCTGATATGAAAAGCTTAAAATCTGGCACATACAACGGAATAACTGTTAATACAAAAGGTCTTGTGACACAAGCAGTTGATAATAAGTATATTGGTAATTTGAGCAGAGATATAACTACAGCTCAAGACTGGAATTATTTTACAACGCCTGGAATTTATAAGATTTCAGCAGCAGCGCACAATGGGGCTAATGCGCCGGGAAAAACATTAACAGATGTGCCAATTGCTACGACAGGGACTTTAGTGGTTGTTGAAGCAAGTAGTGGAGCAATATCTCAGTTTTATACACAAAGCGGCAATAATAATGGTTTAACCTCTATTTCGCGTACTAGATATGCAGGGGCTTGGGGGAGTTGGACGGCAAGCTATTCTGTCAATAGAATTAAAGAACTATTAAATGATATTGCAATGGCATATTTACCTTTATTGGGTGGAACGATTTCAGGTGACACAACTTTTCTTAAAAAAGTCATAGTACCTACGTTAGCGGTTGGTACTAAGACAAAAGAAGCTGCGAGTGCTGAATTTGTCCAAAATGAATTATTAGCAATGTTAACCGATGTTCAATTTATGCAGGCAGTTATAAATGCAATTGGAAAACAAACGTTAGCTAGTTTAGGTGTTAAATACAATTTTGATAATCCAAACGCTTGGAGCATCTGCTTCGGCAGGCTTTTTGGGGGATTAATTATCCAAGGTGGAAGTGCCGATATGCCACAAAATGTAAGCTATGTAGACAAATCATATCCAATCAATTTTACAAATAAATTACTTGCTGTTATTGTTTGGGATATCAACGCTACAAGCGGAGTCACTAGCACCGCTAATCTATCTATTTCAAGTGATATGTCCACATCTAATTCAGATAAATTTAGGGCTATTACGTCATCAAATGTACTCGGTGCGTTTGGCTGGTTAGCGATTGGTAATTAAATTTAACTATCGCGCCCAATTGCGATATAGCAAGCGTGCGATATACCAGTTAATTGGCTGGCAATATGTATAGTCGTTTTAGAGATATTATTTACACTAATTGCAACTGGATTATTACTATTACTATAATGGACGGCCACAGCCGTAAATTGGTTATGTAAAAAGCTAATTGGCAATGTGATGTTTACATTTTCTTGTGCCATAAATCCACCTTGGCTATTATGATCCAGCGCCTATGGCAATATACTAAGAGGCGACCATCGGGGCCCTAGCACCATTTGGTTGGTATGCACTGTACCAAAAACCATTGGTATGGCAAAATTAATTGCAAATTTTACCTCCAATTAAAAACATAGAAAGGAATGATAGTATGGACAATCAATATCTTATCGTATTAGAACAGCCTGATAAAAATGGTGAGAGTAAACGAATAACGTCTTACTGGATGGATGTCCATGGGGAAAACTGGGAGGAGTTAGAAACTCTTGCTAAAAAGGATCATCCAGATAAAATTTATTTGCGGGATGAAGATGGTAGCCTTCAGGCAAAGTTGGCTGATGGAAAATTTGTTTGGGATGGTAAAGCTCCTGTTACGCCTACTCCGTACATACCGACTGAAGCTGAAAAGCGAAAAACCAAAATACAGGAAATTAAAGCTGAAACTGATGCGGCTAATGCAGCTTTACAAGAGCGTATGATGACAGCGCTTTTGCAAGGCAATGATAAGTTAGCAACACAACTACGTGACCAATATCAAGCAAATAATGCTGCTATGATTGCTAAGATAAAGGAGGTATAAACTATGAATGAAATTAAATATTGCGAGTATTGTGCAAATGAATTATTAGATAATGGTCATTGTCCAGATGAAGCATGTGTATATAATGTTTATCTTGACGCTATTGCTGATTGTGATGCGGAAATTGAAGCAGAAAAGGAAAATGATTGAAGGAGATGCCTATGGAAACAATTACAATTGGCCCCCCTAGTGTATTTACACGGCCTGATTACTATGCATCAATGTTTGGTTTACTTGTTACGGTGCTAGGCATTGTAGGAGTAGGAATCAGACATTTTATTGTAAATCCACTAAATTCTCAAGCTGAAAATACAGGCGAGAAGCTAGAAAAAATCGATAGTGAAGTAACAAAGGTAAGTGACGAAGTAAAATCAATACGAATTGCTATGGAATCTATTAATAGTAGCGCTAAATCAGCGCATCAC